AGTTGGCTGAAATCAAAGACCCCGTAAAGTTTGCCTTTGCGGTAGCAAAACTGGAGAAAGACTTGAAAGTTACAAACCGTAGGCAAGCACCCGCACCAGAGCGAATCGTTACAGGAACTGGACGATCAGCAGGTGCGGTGGACTCAACACTTGAACGGCTGCGAGAAGATGCGGCACGTACTGGAAACATGACTAAGGTCATCCAGTACAAGGCGCAAAAGCGAACAGCATCCAAATAATTTACTAGGAGCTTATTATGAGCAATTCATTCAGTAAGGAAGAGCGCGTTGCGTTTGAGGACATCCTCGAAGGCTTTAACGATGCTCTAGTTTTGTCCCGCAATGTTTCTATCTACAACACAGATAGTTCAATGATGGAGCGCACCAACAACGTCATCTATCGTCCACAGCCTTACATCGCACAGTCGTTCGATGGCATGGACCAGACTGGTAATTTTGGCTCGTACACCCAGCTTTCAGTACCAGCGACACTCGGCTTTCAAAAGTCTGTGCCGTTTATTCTGGACGCTCTGGAGTTGCGTGATGCACTGCAAGAAAATCGCCTTGGCGATGCTGCAAAGCAAAAACTGGCGTCTGACATCAACATCGCCATCATGAACTCTGCCGCAAGCCTTGGTTCGCTGGTGGTCACTGTCAGCACTGCTGCTGGTGATTATGACGACATCGCTTTGTGCGACAGCATCATGAACGAGCAGGGCGTACAAGCCTTTGATCGTTACTTGGCTCTGTCCTCACGCGACTACAACGGCATCGCTGGCAATATCGCTGGTGGTACTGCCCAATCAGGAACTGCATCCCGCGGCTTCGCTGGCAACAAGTCAAACAATGCGTTTGAGCGTTCTTATGTTGGTATGGTCGCAGGCTTTGAGACCTACAAACTGGACTACGCAAACCGTATTGCTGCGGCAACTGGTTCTGACCCAACGATGAGCACTCTGGCTGCAGCTTTGAACTACTATGTTCCTGTTGCAACCTCGACTGCTGTCACTGGTGAAACTGCCAACGTGGACAATCGTTTCCAAACGATTACCGTGTCCAGCACCACCGACTTGCCAGCAGGTACACCCATCGAGATCGAAGGCGTTGAGGCCGTGCATCACATCACCAAGCAAGGTACTGGATTCTCCAAGACCTTCCGTGTAGTGAGCGTGACCAATGCAACCACTTGCGTTATCACACCTCCAATCATTTCCGCACAAGGTGGAACTGATGCCGAGTTGCAGTATCAAAACTGTATCGTGACTGCCGCCTCTGGTCGTACCATCAACCGCCTGAATAGCGATGCTGCGCCTATCAACTGCTTCTGGCAGAAAGATGCGCTGGAGATTCTGCCTGGCCGTTACGCTGTTCCGTCTGATGCTGGTGTCGCAGTGATGCGTGCCTCTACAGATCAAGGTATCGAGCTGGTCATGCAGAAACAATACGATGTCAACACCATGAAAACCAAGTATCGTCTTGATACCTTGTTCGGCGTGGTCAACAAACAGCCAGAGATGTCCGGCATCCTGTTGTTCAACCAAACACCTTAAGGAGTCATCATGAGTTACAATGTAATTTTTGCACAAGGCACGGCTACCGTTACTGTGCCAGCAGGCGAGAAAATCGCCGTTCAAGCCTACTCGCCAGCAAGTGTGTTTCAAGAAGTTGGTTATCCCAATTTCCCTGAATCACAGGACTTGTTGACGGTAGTCGAGAACACCACCTATGTATCGGGCGCATTCACCAATGCCACCAGCGTGACTATTGCTGCTGGTGCATCGGGTGCGTACTACTCCATCGGTGTTGCACCTGACATCAGCAACAATGGCAACTGGCAACCTCAGGGTGCGCCAGCCAACATAGCTGATGGTGCTTCGATGATTGCCACGGCAGCAAATGTGCTGACTGGCATTGTTACGGCAACTCCAACCGAAGCCCGTAGCATTCAACTTCCAACAGGTGCAAACCTTGACTTGGCAACTGAGTGGGCTATCGGTGATTCGTTCGACTTTAGCGTTATCACTTTGGCTGCGTTTGCTTTGACCATCACGGTCAACACAGATGTAACCATTGTGGGTGCTGCGGCAACTGCTGCAACGGCTGGTGCATCTGCACGATTCCGTTGCCGCAAGACTGCGGCTGGCGTTTTTGTTGTTTATCGTATCGGCGGTTAAACCCAGACAGGCCAGCAGAGATGTTGGCCTGTTTCACATGGAGATTGAAATGCCAATGAAACAAGGTTATTCCAAAAAGACCATCGGCAAGAATATTGCGATGGAAATGAAGTCAGGCAAGCCCCAAAAGCAAGCCGTAGCAATGGCTCTAGGCATGGCAAGCAAGTCGGCAAAAGCCGCTGGCAAGTCAAGCAAAGCACCGATGAAAAAATGATTAAGTCAGCCGCAATTATTAAGACCAAGGCTCTTGCCCCGTGGAAAGAGTTGCGGCTGCAAAAGCGCAAGCTGAAAAAGGCGCAAGCAACTGAGCGCAAAGCAAGTAAGCAAATTCGTCCATCGCCAATCGGCAGGCGGGTTGTTGAAGTGCCTGAAGTCGTTGACGCGATTAAGACGTTTGATGTTGTTGAGATTCCTGAAGTTGAGGACACTCCACCGACACGCGAGGAAATGCTGCAACAGGCTCTTGCAATTGGGCTTAAGGTTGACAAACGCTGGTCAGATGCGACACTGCTCAAACACATCGAGGAGCTGGAATGGGCTACACAAAACGACAATTCATAAGCGCCGCCTTTGAAGAAATTGGGCTTGCGTCTTATGTCTTTGACTTGCAGCCCGAACAGTTGCAATCTGCCCTGCGCCGCCTCGACGCAATGATGGCAGACTGGAACGCCAAGGGCATCCGTCTTGGCTACCCTTTGCCATCCAGCCCACAGGACAGCGACTTGGACGAGGAAACGCTTGTCCCTGATTCGGCTTATGAGGCCATCATTTGCAGTCTAGGCATCCGACTTGCCCCAAGCTATGGCAAGCAAGTGATGATTGAGACTAAGACCACTGCCAAGCAGGGTTATGACATCCTGCTGCAAAGAGCTACATTCCCGCTGGAACAGCAACTGCCTGCGACAATGCCTGCTGGTGCTGGCAACAAGCCTTGGCGCGTCTACGATAATCCGTTTATCAGGCCACCAGCCAATCCAGTCACTGCTGGCCCTGATGGGCCTATTGAATATTACTAAGGACAATCATGCCAACGATCAATCAACTGCCGGTCCTGAACACAATTTCAAGCGGCGACCAGCTTCCGGTTTACTCACCAAACAATGGGGATGCAAGACGCACCTCGATTGGTTCTTTGCTGACGTTTTTCCAACAGACTTTTGCCTCGCCAACGCTGTCGGTAAATCTTTATGTCCCTGGCTCTGGGTTCAACATCACTGTGCCAACACCTGTCAGCAATGACCAATGGATGCTTTTGCAACCTGCTGGAACGCTGGCAACTGGCACGATCACGCTGCCTTTGAACACTGGTGTGCCTGATGGCACTACGGTTCTGATTACTACAACTCAAGAGATTACCTCGCTGACGATTGCTTTGAATGGCGCATCAGCTATTTATGGCGGCGTAACATCATTGGCTGCTGGTACAGCAACAGCAATTCGGTTCTATCAGCCCACAAATTCGTGGTATCAGATTATTGCCAATACCGTTTATGCGGCAGGTGTACAGACATTCTTGGCAACCCCATCAAGTGCCAATCTACGGGCGGCAATGACTGATGAGACTGGCACAGGCTTGTTGGTGTTTGCAACCAGCCCAACATTGACAACTCCAATTCTTGGCGTGCCTACTTCTGGAACATTGACAAACTGCACTGGCTTACCGCTTACGACTGGTGTGACTGGCGCGTTACCAGTTGCAAATGGTGGCACTGGTGCATCAGGTGCAGTGCAGGCATTGAGTGGCCCTGGCGCGGTAAATATCACAAGTCTTGCCACTGCATTTACGTCAACTGCTGCGGGTAATGCGCTGACGCTTGCAGATGGCGCACAAGGTCAACTCAAAACAATTATTTATGTTGCTGAAGCCGCTGGCGGTGATACAGGTGTTTTAACACCAACAAATCTTGGCAGCGCAACCACAATCACATTTAATGCTGTTGGTGATTCGGTGACTCTCCAGTTTGCTGGTACGGACTGGTGGGTTGTTGGATTCCGTGGTGCGGCAGTCGCGTAATGGCAACCAAGCCCAAGTCCTCGGTCAATGCGGCTGGCAACTACACGAAGCCAACCATGCGAAAAGCCTTATTTGAGAAAATCAAGGCTGGGACAAAGGGCGGCGACCCAAACGAATGGTCAGCCCGAAAAGCTCAACTGTTGGCAGTGGAGTACAAGAAAAAGGGTGGAGGCTATAAATGAAAGCCCCACAGAAAAGCCTGAAAGATTGGGGGGCGCAATCCTGGCGTACAAAAAGCGGCAAGCCATCGTCCGAAACTGGCGAGCGTTATCTGCCTGCGAAGGCTATCAAAGCCCTGACTGCGGCTGAATATGCAGCAACGACAAGGGCAAAGCGTGAGGCTACAAAGGCAGGTAAGCAGTTTGCCAAACAGCCTAAAAAGGTTGCTGAAAAGATTAAGGCGTTTAGATGAAAACTCCAGCCTATGCACGCAAGGAAGGCCAGAACCCTAAAGGCGGCTTGAACGCCAAAGGTAGGGCTGCGGCAAAGGCGGAAGGCATGAACCTAAAGCCTCCCGTCAAGACTGGCGACAACCCTCGCAGGGCATCGTTCTTGGCTCGCATGGGTGGTAACGCTGGCCCTGAGTACAAAGATGGTGAACCCACTCGGTTACTGTTGAGCCTGAAGGCTTGGGGTGCATCGTCTAAGGCGGACGCACAAGCCAAGGCAAAGAAAATATCAGCCCGAAACAAGGCTAAAAAATAATGCAAATACCTATCGTTAACGGTATTTACACCGACAACACTCCAGAGCTGCGGACATCGTACCCAGTCAATCTCGTGCCTGTGCCCAAGGTATCGGGCATCAGCAATGGATTTTTGAGGCCAGGCGATGGGATTGTGCAAAACGGGACTGGTCCAGGCATTGACCGTGGCGGCATCAACTGGCAAGGCGACTGTTATCGCGTAATGGGCACAAGTCTGGTAGAGGTCTCCAGCACTGGTGCTGTGACCATCTTGGGCGATGTCGGTGGCCCTGACACACAATTAGTCACCTTTGATTACAGCTTTGACTTGCTAGCGATTGCCTCGGGTGGGCAGCTTTATTACTGGAATGGTACAACCTTAACGCAAGTCACAGACCCTGACCTTGGGGTAGTGCTCGACTTCTGCTGGGTGGATGGTTACTTCATGACCACTGATGGCGAGTTCTTGATCGTTACTGAGCTGTCTGACCCCACCCAAGTCAATCCATTGAAGTACGGAAGTTCAGAGGTTGACCCTGACCCAGTGGTGGCGTTGCTTAAGCTGCGAAACGAGGTTTATGCGCTGAACAGAAACACTATTGAGGTGTTCGACAATGTGGGCGGTGAGCTTTTTCCATTCGCACGAATTGACGGAGCGCAGATACAAAAGGGCGTTGTCGGCACTCAAGCCTGTTGCGTATTCATCGAGCGCATTGCCTTTTTAGGCAGTGGACGTAATGAAGCTCCAGGCATTTACATCGGTGCAGCAGCAACCACCCAAAAAGTCAGTACGCAAGAGATTGACAATATCCTGCTGCAATACACCGAGGCGCAGTTGGCATTGGTCAAACTAGAGGCAAGAAACGACAAGAGCCATCAGCACCTTTATGTGCATCTGCCTGACCAGACCCTTGTTTACGATGCGGCTGCATCCGAGGCTTTGCAAACGCCAGTCTGGTTTATCTTGGTTAGTACTCTGTCAGGGTTGGCTCAATACCGAGCTAGAAACATGGTCTACGCCTACGACAAGTGGCTAGTAGGCGACCCGCAATCAAGTAATATTGGCTATCTGGTACAGGACACAGGCCATCACTGGGGGCAGCAAGTGCGCTGGGAGTTCGGCACGCTCATCGTTTACAACGAAAGCAACGGGGCGATATTTAATGAGCTGGAGCTGGTAAGTCTCACTGGTAGCATTGCCCTTGGCAAGAACCCGCAAATCAGCACCAGTTACTCATTGGATGGTAGGTCATTCAGCCAAGAAAAGTTTATCTCAGTCGGCACAATCGGCAACACCAAAAAGCGCCTCGCATGGTTTCAGCAGGGGCACATGAGGAACTGGCGCATCCAGCGTTTCCGTGGCGATAGCGATGCCCATGTGTCTTATGTGCGTCTTGAGGCTCAAATTGAACCACTGGCATACTAATGGCAACCGCACCCATTTCCCGCAAGTTAAATCTGACGCGAGACCAGCTTGCTGCGTTCCTGACTGACCAGCAGCAGATCAGGCAGTTCGAGCTTTTATTTTCTACGGTTGACCAACTACAAGTAATTGTCGGAACTGATTTTGAGTTTCAAGCAGACAATGCTGCAGCGACTGCGAACGAGGCTCTCGCGCAGATTTCGGCATTAGCGCAACAATCAGCATTGAACGCAGCACTGGCAGAAAACAAAGCAAATCAAGCTCTGGCATTGGTGGACAAGCTGAATAAAGCTGTTGAAGGCTTGCAGATGACCCCACCGCCAAGGGAGTTCAAACGGGCAAGGTATGGGTCGTTTTATGACACCACAACCCAGACAGCCACCACAATCAACACAGCCAAGGCGATCACGTTTAACAGCACAGACCTGAGCAATGGGGTATTTATAGGCAGCCCAACCTCGCGCATCATTGTGGACAGCGAGGGCATCTACAACTTTGACACATCGTTTCAGTTGGACAAAACCTCGGGCGGCACGGATGAGTTTTATTTTTGGTTCCGACTTAACGGCACAGACGTGCCCGACAGCGCAAGCCAAATCAGGATTCAGGGCAATGATGCCGAGATTTTTGCATCGCTGAATTACTTTTTTGACCTAAAGGCAGGGGATTACGTTGAGATGATGTTTTCGACCACCAGCCTAGATGTCGAGCTGCTTTCCGTTGTCGCAACACCACCAGTGCCAGCCATCCCGTCCATAATCCTGACAGTTTCAAACAACATCGGAGGTGTCCAATGACAGTCACAGTAAAAGTGCTAATTCCAGCAAAGCAAGCTGAAGGCAGCCAAACCACCCAATACACTGCAACGAATGTTAAGGCGATCATTGACAAATTCACGGTGACAAACACCAGCGGTAACAATGTGACGTTTAGTTGCAATCTGGTAACCGTGTCTGGGTCAGCAGCAGCATCAAACCTGATTATTGATGCGCGAACTATCGTGCCTGATGAGACCTACACCTGCCCTGAGCTGGTGGGTCAGGCATTGGATGTTGGTGGTTTTATATCTACGCTGGCAGGGGCTGGAACATCCCTGACCATCCGAGCATCAGGCCGAGAAATTTCATAAGGAGCACAGCATGAAGGAATTTATGGTTATTCCACGGGGCTTTAATGGTCTGCCGATGGAAGATGAGTTTTTGACCAACGCAGAGAACAAAAAGAACTATGCCGTTGCAGTTGCTGACTGGAACTATGGCCCTGAGATGCCCACCAATGAGGCTGGCGCAAACAAGGAGTTCTACGCCGGGCTGGCAGAGGCTATGCAGTGCGATGAGAAGGACGCAAGGCGCAAGCACTGCTCAAACTGCGAATATTACGATAACAGCTTCATGACCCAAGTGCGGATTGAACGCATCCCGATGGCAGCTTATGACAAGGGCGCAGGGTTCAGGGGTCACTGCGAAAAACTAAACTTTATCTGCAACGACATGCGGGTTTGTCAGGCATGGGAAGATGAAGAAGAAGATTGACCTTTCGTTAATTTGTGCGAAAATCAAGCCGCTGAGTCTATCTGGCATCCAGCGGCCTTCCCTATTTAGGAGTTGTGCATGACCGATGGACTGCGAGAGAACCTGACAAAGGTTTTTATGCTGCCTACGCCTGCCGTAGAGTGGCTGCTCATGGTCTTTGAAGCCATCCAAGTCTTTGATGATGTTGCCGATGGCGACCCAGTAGCACGGGAAGACCTCAATGCAACCATCTGGAACACCTTGGTGGGTATGCACCAGAACGCCTTTTTTATTGCCAATAGTCACCATTTAGTGCCTTTGCTGGCTACTGCTATTCTCAAGTGGCAAGCATCAGACGCAACAGAACGCGAGGGTCAGGCAGATGCAAAATCATTTGTTTGGCGAGCTGGATATTACGACTTGATTTTAATGACCCTATCGCTAGTGCATGGGGCTGGATACGCCACCAAGCACGGTCATCATGTGATGGCTTTGTACGGCGAGAAATTTGAAGACTACATGAAGGAGTTCGGCAATGCCTGATCCAGTCACGGGAGTTACCGTAGGGGCTACATTACTTAGCAGTTCAATGCAGGCTGATGCAGCCGAAAGCGCGGCAGAAGCACAGGCAGGTTCTGCGCGAGCAGGCATTGATGAGCAGCGCCGACAGTTTGACTTTATTCAAAACCTGCTGAAGCCGTACACAGAGGCCGGTGTTCCAGCACTTCAGGCGCAACAAGCGTTTCTCGGTTTAAGAGGGCCAGAAGAAGAGCGTGCAGCCATTGAGCGCATCAGCGGTGGTCAGCGTTTCCAAGAGTTAACCCGTCAGGGCGAAGAAGCCTTGTTGCAGCGTGCATCAGCCACGGGTGGTCTTCGTGGAGGCAATGTGCAAGCAGCACTTGCTCAGTTCAGGCCACAGGTGCTAAATCAGCTCATTGAGGAGCAATATGGGCGCTTGGGCGGCATGACCACATTAGGTCAACGCTCTGCGGCTGGTGTTGGTGATATTGGATTTAAGACAGGCGAGAATGTAGCAACATTGATGGGTCAAGAAGGCGCAGCGATGGCCCGTGGTGACATTGCACAAGCCAAAGCCTATGCCCCGATATTTAACTTGCCCGGCCAGTTTATGGGCGGTTCTCGCGGTGGTTTTGGTAGTAATTATGGCGGCGGTCAAAGCGGAATGTATAGCGACCCCACAATGATTCCAATGCAACCTGGCGGCGGGTTTTAAGGACTGATTATGGCAATAGGACAACCACCAACAGTCGATTACAACATTGACGTACAGACCCCGTTTCAGGCGGCGGTACAAGGCTTGCAGTTTGCTGCAGGCCGTGAAACTCTTGAGGCTGCAAGAACTCAGCGTGATGTAGAAGCCCAAGCAAGACAGACGGCACTAGCGCAGCAGCAACAGTTTCAGACTGGGCTAAATTCTTTTTTTAGGAAGCCACCTGCCGAGCGTAACTTTGACGAATTAAGTCAATTAATGATTGGCGCAAACAAACAGCAATTTGATGCTCTTAAAAACATCGGTGACACGATGAGCACTGATCGAAAAGAGGCATCACAAAAGTTTGTGGCGCAAGGTTTGTTGGCGCTTGAGGCTAAACCCGAATTATTCCAAACTATGGTTACGGAACGAATTTCGGTTGAAACTGACCCAAACCAAAAACGTGCACTTGAAACAGTGCAGCAGATTGCACAGACTGACCCAAAAAGAGCTGGCATATTGCTTGAAGAACTTGGAGCTGCAACTTTTGGTAAGAATTGGTATGAGGGCATCACTTCAGCAAGAGCTGAGCGCAGAACTGAAGCAGAAGCACCATTTAAATTGAGCCAAGCCATTGCAGTAGCAGACAAGGCCATTGCAGATGCCACAACAGCGCTGGCGACTGCTACCAATGCGCCAGAGAAAGCGGCAGCTGAATCGCTACTAGCTCGGGCACAGGCAGACAAAGCCAGTATTGAAGCTAAGTATGCAGAACAAGTGCAGAAAGACGCAATCTTAAAGCGTGCTGCTGACCTTGGTTTGACAAACGCTCAGAGAGGTTCAGCATTAGCTCAGACAAACAAACTTGGTATTGAAAGTAAAAAAGCTGCACTTGAATTGGAAGCGCTTAAAGCAACAGGTGGCGTTGACCCTACAAAAACATTTGAGCAAGAAGAAAAACTGCGCAAAGAATACCAAAACCGCACTAAGGTATATGGTGAACTGCGTTCTACTTTTGCAAATATTGAATCTTCAGCTAAAGCGGATAGTGGGCCAGGCGATATTGCATTGATTACTAGTTTTATGAAGATGCTAGACCCCGGCTCTGTTGTTCGTGAAACCGAATTTGCCACGGCAAGAGATACGGCTGGTCTTTATAGTAGGCTAGAAAACGCACTTCAAAAAGCGCAGAATGGTAAGTTTTTAAATGAAACGCAAAGAAAAGAATATGTAGACTTAGCAAAACAATATTTAGAGGCTTCACAAAAAAAAGCAGGTGAAGAAAAAACAGCACTTGGTGTTGTGGTCAAGAACTACAAATTAAATCGTGACAACGTATTCGGCCCTGAGACAGCACCGCCATCAACACCATCACCAAATAGTGTGATAGTTAACGGTCAGACGTTTAATCGTCCTGCAAACTTTACTGATGCTCAGTGGAGTGCATACAAGCAATCAGTCGGGGCAGCACCATGAGTCCAGAAGAATGGCTGGCATCACAGACTGGTCAGGCTGCACCAGCAGCTCCTGCGCCTGTACCTAATGCTACAGCACCTACTGCGGCTCCTGCTGCGGCAATCATGTCACCTGAACAATGGGCAGCATCACAGCCAAAGCCAATGGGATTCTTGGAAAGCATTGCCGAGTCGGTTACTGGTCGCGCTCGTGCAACGCCTGAGACTCAGACGCTGCCAGAGTGGACAAGCATGCCAGAGCTGAATCAAATGAGCGTGGCATCGTTTAAAACTGCGCTCGGCACGCTGATGAGCAACCCCAAGGAAACGGTGCAGATTCTGCAAGCTAATTTCCCGGGCGTTCAAGTTCGTCAAGATGCCAAGGGCAACTACTTGATGCGTTCTTCAGTCGATCAAAAAGAATACGCAATCCCGCCAGGCTTCACAATGGGTGACATCCCACGCGCAGCCGGAGGCATTGCAGCATTCACACCAGCAGGTCGCGCCATGACCATTCCTGGTGCAATCATTGGAGCTGGTACAACGCAAGCGGTTATCGAGGCGACTCAAGCTGGCACTGGTGGCAAGTTCGACACTGGTGAAGTTGTCATGGCTGGAGCTACAGGTCCAGCAGGACAGATTTTGCAGCGAGTAGCACCCCCTGTTGTTCAAGCAGTCAAGAAAGGTGTTCAGCGGGTTACTGGCAAAGCACCAGCGGCTACGCCAGCAGCAGGTGCGCCAATGGGTACTGCAATGGCTCCAGAAGCACCACCAGTTGCAGCAGCAATACCAGAAGCAGCGCCTACTGCTACTGTGCCTCCAATAGTTCCAGTTGTAAGTGAGACTGTTGAGACGGCAGTAGAAACTACGCCCATGACTTTTACAGCTCAAATGGAGCGCACCGATGTAAGTGAGGTTTTAGACCTTGCGCGTAAAGCCGCCGGTGTAGGGCCAGGTTCATCGGCAGCAAAAGCGCGACTTATTGATATGGCACAAGTCAACCCAGAGGCAGCAGCAGCAGCCCAAAGGCTGAACATTGATCTGCCTTTTGATGTGCTGTCAGACAATGCTCAAGTGCGAAGTGCTGTAGGTCTGACCAGAGCCAAGGTTGCTGGCGAAGCAGAGGCGGCGTGGGAAACTACAACCCGTGCGGCAATTCAGCGTGCTGATGAGATTTCCCAAGAGTTTGATGCTGCATTCATTGCTGGTCGTCCAGCTACTGGCGCAACATCTCAAAGAATTCTGGACAATCTAACCAACACAAGAGACACACTTAAAGCTGATAGCGCAGTAATTTATAACCGTATTGATGGTATTGAAGGCGGTGCGGATGGTTTGGTTCCAAAAGCTACACCTGTTAATCTGAATAATTTACAGCAAACTCTTCAAAAGGTGATGACTGAAGTTGGTGAAACGGGTTTGTCGCAGCAAGAGAAAAAACTATTAGAACTTGCTACGCAGCCTGGAGTCACTTATGGTCGATTGCTCCGTGAAAAAAGTTTGATTGGTAAGGCTCAAGCTGGTCTTGAGTCTCCGTATGGCAACATGGCTGAAGCTGATCTCAAAAGACTTTATGGCGCACTGGCGCAAGATCAATTAGACAATGTAGGCACTATTGCTGGTGATGAGGTGAGGCGTGAATTGCGTGGCGCAAACTTGATGACCGCTAAACGCAAGGCTTTGGAAAAGCGCATTGTTGGGGCTTTTGGAAAAGAGATTGATGGCAGCGTAGCGCAAAAAATGCAGTCGGCAATCTCAACAGCTTCTAAAGGTGATGCGGCAGCGTTTAATCGCTTGATGAAGGTTGTGCCAGATGAACTTCAAAAAGAAACTGTAGCTACAGCATTGGCTTCGGTAACGGCTGGTAAAGCAGCTGGTCGGGCTGGCGCTGGTGAGACTGTTTTCAGTCCAGCCGAATACACAAAGGTTTATCGTGGCCTTAGAGCAAACCCACCTGTCTATGCACAGATGGTCAAGATCATGGGGCCAGAGTGGGATCGTGCATCTCGTGATCTTTATGAAGTGTCTAAGCGCATTGCTGATGCACAAGCTCGCATTCCAACAACAGGCAAAGCCAACCAAATACTCGGAGATATGGCTATCAATGGCCTTTTTAGCCAAGTTATTTCAAGCGGAGCTGCACAGCGTGTTGTTACTGGTGTAGTTGGCACAATTCCTGGTGGCGGTTTAATTGCACCTGACATCATTGGATATATGGCTGGGGCAAAAGGTGCTGGCATTGATAAAGCCGCCAAGCTGTTTGCTGACCCTGCGTTTCAAAAACTTGCAGTCGAGGCAGCAACCACAGGCCAAGCAAGTAATGCTACCCTTCGTAGCACTGCGATGTCACAATCGTTCCAGAAGTTTGCAGACCAAATTAAGTTGCCCAAAGAGCTTGATGCTCGGATTCAATTCTTGCAATCTGCAATTCAAACTGAGCGTCAACAGGAGAATAAATAAATGTCTGCACTCTCAATTCAAGTCCCGTTTCCAGTCTTTCAAGACCGTGATGGACAGCCCTTAGACAATGGATATGTCTGGATTGGTGTGGCAAATCTGCAGCCACAGACAAACCCAGTTATTGCTTATTTTGATGAAGCACTGACGATCATTGCAGCACAGCCACTGCGGACGATCAATGGTTTTATCTCGAACTCTGGCACACCCGCACAGGTTTACGTTGATGCTGTGAACTTCAGCATTTTGGTGCAAGATAGCAAAGGGACAATGATTTATAACTTTCCTGATGGCACTGGCATAAGTCCGAATGCTTCAGGAATAATTTATGACCCAGCAGGCACAGGTGCTGTCGCTACTACAGTGCAAGCTAAATTGAGAGAAAGTGTAAGCGTTAAAGACTTTGGTGCAACTGGTGATGGCGTTATTGATGACACGGCGGCAATTCAAGCAGCGATTACTTCTGCAACATCGGCGGGCGCTGAACTTGTTTTCCCCGCAGGAACATACAGACACACCACAGCGCTAACCTTTACTTGCAACGTGCAAGGTCATGGGATGCCTCGGATTAAATCTGTTGGCGACATCAAAAGCGTTATTGTTACCAACTTTTACGGGTATTTTAAAGGCATCAAAATTGAACCTGATGGCACAGGCACAACAAGCAATGACGGTTTGACTATTGCAGGCGGCGCTAGAACTCTGTTTGAGAATGTATTGGTATTAAGCTGTGGCAATGATGGCATTGTTTTTGATAGCACAACTTTCAGCAACAACATTGCCTCGTTAAACAATGTGCAAAGCCGTTTAAATGGTCGAGATGGTATCCGCTTTGAGCTTGGTGCTGACAACAATGCTTGCTTACTAACAAATGTTGATGTGTCAAGCAATACGGGCAATGGTTTAACGATGACAGGGATTTGTGCTGGCACAGTGTTTAATAACGTAGCGGCGCAAAATAATACAGGCTATGGTATTGCCTATCTTGGTGCAAATGCTCGTAATAACATTGGTACAGCATACGTTGAAACAAACACTGCTGGTGATGTTTATTTTGATGCGTCAGCGCATTCAAATATGATTTGGCTGAGTAATGATGGGTCATCTCGTGTAGATTCAAATGGCACTAATATAATTATTTCAGCAGGGTCTGGATCAACAAGTGTCTATAACTTTAATCAGGTTGACTTTACAACCTTTAGGATAAATAATACGGTAAATAGTGGTCAATTAGAAGCATCGCATACAGGAACAAGAGCTTTTGCCTTTACAGCATTAGGTTCAACATCAGCCTTTACAACCACCTTTGCCAAAGGCGCAGCGTCTGCTCATGGATTAATTGTTGAAGGTAATCTAGTTTCTACAACCGCAGTTTATCCAAGCAATCCAACTTCTAATTCCTACATATCTTCTGGTGCTGGATCGCCCGAAGGTGCAGTTACTGCAATTCGTGGGTCGTTATTTATGCGTAATGATGGCGGCGCAGGAACTTCTCTGTATGTCAAAGAATCCGGAACAGGTAACACAGGATGGGCAGCAAAATGAAAATTTATCGTGACGCAAATAATCTGGTCATCAACATTGGCGATTGGGATTACCAAATTGATGGCAACGGTAACGCTCAGAACCCTTTGCCAATTAACGCAATCGAAGACGATGCGGAAATTGTGACTGGTTGGGATGGTGGGCTGTATTTAGCAAATGACCCAAGAGCATTAAAATGATTACACCATCATTTAATCTTACTGCGACTGAGCGTGTGCTACCAAACATGGCGCTTGATTTTATAACTGCGGCATTAGATAGTCGAGTTACATTTACACGCGCTGGTAATACTGCAACAGTTATTGACTCAACTGGTAATGTCGTTGGGATAAATGCAGACTTGCCAAGATTTGACTTCAACTCTGTCGCGCTTGTTTGTAAAGGACTGTTGATTGAAGAATCTCGAACAAACTTGTTTCTTCCTTCTAATGATTTTTCTAGCGTGAGTTGGTCACTAACATCAACTGATTTAACCGTAACTCAAGATTCAACACTTTCGCCACAAGGAACTGCAAACGCATACAACTTAGCGTTTGCGAGTAATGCTGCCGCTGCATTGTTTAGCAGCTTGGTAACCGTTTCAGCCGGCACAAACTACACTGGATCGGTATTCTTAAAAAAAGGCAATTCTGACTTGGTGTTGGTTCGCTGTGGGCGCTCCGTTACATTTAGTAATGGTTTTGGTGTATATGTAAATTTGGCAACTGGTCAAGCTGGGGGAACATTTCAAAACGGATCTGGTACTGTTTATGTCAGCCATTCAATTACGGAATTAAAAAATGGCTGGTATAGAGTTTCGGTTACTGGCTCAATTTCGACTACTTCTATGGCAATGAGCGTAGTCAACACGACTAACAGTAGTGGAACCACTATTACTAGAAACTTAAACACTAATACCTACGCCTACGGCGCTCAAATTGAAGCTGGCGCTTTTCCCACAAGCTACATCCCCACTGTTGCATCCCAAGTAACTCGCACGGCTGACGTTGCCACGATGACGGGGACGAACTTTAGCGATTGGTATAACGCTGGGGCGGGTGGTGTAGCTGCTCGTGTGTTGCCTTCTACCGTTTCAGGAATTCGACCACTAGTACAGTTTGACGACAACACTGCAAATGAGATTATTGCGCTACGCGGCAACACCACTAACCCAGAGTTGCAAATTATTGACGGCGGCACACCACAGGCGGCAATTGACGCGGGAACGATTGCAGCAAACACAGTTTATAACCTTGGTACAGCATGGAACACAGATGATTGTGCTGTTGCTGTAAACGGTGGTGCTGCGGTAACGGACACCTCGGCAACCATCCCAACAGTCACACAAGCACGTTTAGGCTCTGATGGCACAAACTATCTGAATGGACACCTTCAGGCTGTGCGCTACTGGCCCCAACGAATCATTAACGCAGAAGTACAAGCGTTTTCAAAGTAAAGCAACATTATGAATCCAGCCGACATCCATTTGAAATTTCCAAACGAATCCACAGCCACCAGTCTTTTTTTGAGTACTGGTGTTTGGGTTAAATTCAACGATCACAACATTGATGCAAAAGGTTACCTCACTGATGTGATTGGGCTAATTTATAAACCAACGGGTATCATGCTGACCAATGAGGAAGGCTTTGAGTACCCTGCTATGGCTGATGTGGGTGGTTGGCACGTCAATATGCGCGGCGAGTTGCCAGAAGCAATTAAGCCGTACAAAATTACTGTATCTGGTACACCGTACCGCATTTGGGATTAAGGACACATTATGTTAAAAGCAGTCACTTTTCAGCCAGGGTCATCATCAGCATTTATTTTGAGTGCTGCTGGCATCATCACCGAGGCTGGAACCAGCAGAACTTTGTCTGCCGCTGATAACGGCAAGGTGATTTATTGCACCTCTGGCAGTGCGACAACCATCACTTGTGCTGCCAGCCTTGGAGCTGCTTTTTCTTGCACCATCATTCAGGGTGGTGCTGGGAAGGTCACTGTGGCGGCTGGCGCTGCTACTCTGGTCTCTTACAGCAGTCTGTTCAGCACGATGGGACAATATGCCGTTATCAGTTTATTTGCACCAGTAGCTGACACGTTTGTGGCTGCTGGCAATCTTGGCGTTTAAAAGGGATTAAATCATGTCAACAAACTCACAAATAGCATTTGCCCCACTTGGCGAAACCGTAGTGGTGGCGGCTGCAGCTAGTGCCCCTACTGGCGTTCAGGCATTGGTCAATGGCAGGCTTGATGCACAGGGAACAGGCCAATATCGAATCATTAACTCAAGCACGAATACAGTGTTTTTGGGTGTTGGTACGACTGCGGCATTGGCTACAGCAAACGCTGTTGCACCGATAGCTGGAGACCCAAGCCCAGCCATCGTGCTTGTGCCTGGAGCAGTGGAGATTCTGCGCTTTGCACGGACATCGTATTTCAGCGGTCTTGCATCGGCAGCTTCTACTGTCTACATTGTGCAGGGTGAAGGCATTTAATGCTGGAGACTGATGTTATGGCAGAAGGCAACGAAATTGATCTTGTGAAGTATGGCGTGCTCTGGCAAAAAGTTCAGGACATGGACAAGAAAATGGACAAGGTTGAGCGTCAGCTTGAAGAACTAGTTGCCTTGGCAAACAAGGGTCGTGGTGGTCTTTGGTTTGGCATGACGCTAGTCTCAGGCATGTCTGCCGTAATTGGTTACTTCCTGAGTTATTGGAAGCACTAATGTGGACGCGCTGCCGCCTTCACCGCCAGCAGCGCAAGCACCCGCCCCAGTCTTTGAGTGCGTGAGGTGGTCATGGTCATCTAATCGGCTAGATGTTTGGTGCTTGAAGTGGCGGGAAAAAGGCAAGCCTGAACCGAAGAAGGTAGCGGAAAGTGATTGACCCGTTCACCGCGCTAGCGGCTGTAAACACAGCAATAAGTGTTGTAAAAGCCACGGTAAAAACCGTCCAAAATCTTGAGAGTTTAGGACCGTGCTTAGGCCAGCTGTTCACAGCCAAAGAAGAAGCCGTCAAAGTTTTTGCAAAAGGTGGGTTCAAGGGTAGTGCGCTTGCAAAAGCAGTAGAGCTAGAGTTAGCGATTGAGTCCGCGAAACAACTGGAAGAATCCATCAAGATGATGTTTTTCAGCGCGAATAAAATGGACGTCTGGCAGAAAATATTAGCTCGGTCTAAGCAAATCACCAGCGATCAAATCCAATCAGAAAAGCGTGAGCGCGAGGCTGCTGCACGAAAGAAAAAAGAAATTGATGAAGTCATTGAGCTAGTCCTGCTGGCGCTTGTCTTTTTTATCATGCTGGGCGCAATCGGATACTTTGTTCTTGGGATTATTGAGCAGTGCGGGGGCAAGTGCTGATGGCAACTGATGAGCGACTCAACTTGGTGGACAAAGTGCTGGCGTATGTGTCCAGCCCGTTCCGCTTGTTCGCAATGGTGCTGATGGCGGTCTTAACATTCGCTGGCTACTTTGTATATACAAACCAAGACCTGTTGATCGGTGCGTACAAGGAGTCCAAAAAGATCCCAACGATTGCAGAGGACAGGGTTGAGGATGCAGCGGCGCACCTGTTCAAACAGTCTGGTGCGCTGGTGGTGGCGGTCTTCAAAGTCAACAGCATGTTTGGCACGCGCATCCTGTATCGGGCTTATGGAAAGAATGGCAGAGACAAAACGAATGACGGGTTGGATGTCGGCCTGTTCACCCAGAACGCTGCCAACAATGCTGATGTCGTCAAACTCATGGCAAGCGAGATTCCCTGCGGCGAATACAAGTCAGCCCAGTCGGAAATGGGGCTTTGGTATATTGCACGGGGCGTAGCATACACATGCCGTATCAGCGTACCACCAGAGCCTGGCCGGTTTGTCGGACAGATCACGGTTGGATGGGCAACCCAGCCTGAGGACATGGACAGCACTCGCGCCATGTTGCAAATTGCCGCAACGATGTTATCTAGGAGTAAACAGTAATGGACTGGTTAAAACAAATTGCGCCCACAATTGCTTCGGCGATGGGTGGCCCATTGGTAGGGATGGCGGTAGCCGCCATCAGCAAAGCCACTGGAGTCGATCCTACTGAAGTTAACGATCTTATTTCCAACAACAAACTTTCAGCAGAGCAGATTGCTCAAGTCAAGATTGCTGAGATTGAGTTGCAGAAACAAGCGCAGGAACTTGGTCTCAACTTCGCAAAGTTGGAAGTTGAAGACCGCAAGTCTGCGCGAGACATGCAAGCCGCCACAAGGTCAATTGTTCCCCCTGCCTTGGCCGCAATCATCACGGTTGGGTTTTTCGGCATTTTGGGCATGATGCTGTTTGGCAAGGTTGACGGCAACAACCCCACAATCTTGATGATGCTTGGCAGCTTATCTACTGCTTGGACTGGAATTATTGCTTATTATTTTGGCTCATCTGCTGGCTCACAAGCCAAAACTGATCTGCTTTCTAAGGCTCCTGCAATTAAATAAGGCAAGAAATGAACCTTACCGAACACTTTACGCTGGAAGAATTAACTCACACCAGCCACCGTCAGTTTGACAATACACCCAACGATGCTGAAATGGCAAACTTGGTGCTGCTTGCTGAGTTCTTAGAGAAGGTCAAGACGCTGCTGGACGGCAAGCCGATCATGGTCAATTCTGCCTTCCGGTCTAAACAGGTCAATGACTCTGTGGGCAGCAAGGACACCAGCCAGCACCGTTTGGGCTACGCTGCTGACATCCGAGTGCCAGGCATGACCCCTGACGCTGTTGTGAGGGCTTTGGTAGCCTCTGATCTGCCCTACGATCAGGTTATCCGTGAGTTTGACGCTTGGACGCATGTCAGCATCAGCCCATCCCCTCGCCGTCAGGCACTAATCATTGATCGAGCTGGGACTCGGACTTTTGCGTAGATTCGATGGGTGCTGTCTCTCCAGCAGTCACGCATTTGCCGCCTGCGTTTGACGAACTTACCGACTCATAGGGCAATCCGTAAAAATCCCCATCATCGGCTGCAAGCTGTATTGTCATGTGTTCTTCTCCTTGAGCTTGGCTTCGATGGCATCGGCAACCTTTCTCCAATGCTCACCCTCCAAAGCAAACGCTATTTTGTAGACTTCATCATCCGTCAGCCCTACCCACGGGCGCTGTGCTGCGGGTGGGTAGTTGTTGCTACTGCAAGCCACACATTCGTAAAGTACTGCTGCTTTGCATTCGGGGCAGGTAGGCTCCTGCTCTGGCTGTGCATATGCGTCTATCCATTCGCGTACCTGTGCATCGTCAAGTGACAAGCCTCGTTTCGTTGCAAAGTCTCTGATTGCATCTGCTGCTGGCGCTGCGTCATCAGCCGCCGACAACACGATGCGCTCTTTGCGCGAGGTAAGGTAGCCCATAAAGTCAAACAATGCACCAGCAATAACAGTGTGCGCCACCGGCTCCTGCTCTGGCTGTGCCAAGGCTTCTTTAATTGCGGCGATGGCTTCGTTGTTTTTTTCCAAGTACATTGGAATCATCCCTTGATTTGTACACATTTGCAGCGCCTTCATCGCTAGCTTCAGTGCTTCGTCTTTGGTCATATCCACCCCAATCCTTGGCAAGCAGCCGCAATAAGAAAGACGCAGCCAACAGTAATGCAGTAAACCCTGTCACAGTGTGGAGCAATCCAGATGATTCCCGTCAATACCAGAAGTTGAGTTTCAGTCATATCAGCAAGCTCCATATCCAAAGCCCCGTGAAGAACAGCAGCAAACAGACCACCATCAGCCCCACCAGCACAAAGCCCACCATGACACTGCCGATCACTTGCCAAGTGTCTGACACGGGTTCAATGTCGGCAGGCACGATTGGATACGGCTTGACCTTGCGAGTCTCTGGCTCCAACTCTGCCGTGGTGAAGTAGCAGTCCATGCCGCAAGTCGGCTGGCGTGGGCATTCACGATAACCCGTGTCGCACATCCTGGTCATGTCGCCACCTCCTCAGTGTTGGCCAAGTACGCCTTCAAGCGCTTCACCCGATTCTTGTTGTAGGTCACCAAGGCTGTCGCGTACTCGACCCCAGACTCAGCCGCCAGCAATTCATGCTCCGCAATCAACAACTCATGCGCCACAGCCTGAGCCGGCGTCACGGTCTTCAGCATCAACCTCAATTCAGTCCACAGATATTTCCACATTATCGTTTCTCCCTTTTAATAATTCGACCAATTGTTACTTCACTAACTCCAAATTTCTCTGCTATATCTTTCTTAGTTACCCCCTCAGAGAATAACTTTAATACCCTGCTAACAGATATATTGGCTCTGGGTCTACCAGCACCCTTTCTTTTGCCGCCATGATTTAATGGCGTCATTTATATCTATCCTCTTTAATCGCAATCTCAATTACTTCCTTCATGTCATCACTGATTAACTCGAATATATCCGCGCCATTTACCCAGACCTCAACCAGATATACCTGTTCAGGGATGGCCGGCTCAATAACTACCCCTGCCTCTTTAACTTCAGGCTCTGCGGCCTCCCACTCGTACCAGCACTCCAGTGGCTGGCGGCATAGTCCTGTAATGTGTTCATGCATCAACTTCATGCTGTCTCTCCTTGTAATGCCCTGCGGATTGCCTCATGCGAAACAATAACCCCGTGGCTGGTTTTTAAAATTGCCGATATT